GTTCGCATTCGCCGTCGTCGACAGGAGTCGCGCTTCGACCAGATACAGCGTGTCTTCAATCGCCCGGCCGCCGAAGGCCGGGATGTCGACCGCGTCCACCAGGGACACGATCACAAACCGCTGCATGTCCGGCGGCGCTTCGTCCACGTAGACGCCGTTAGGACAGAGCGACAGCAACGTGGCATCAGAGCCGAGGATGGCCTGCAGCGCGTTATCGATGTTCGCGGAATCAGCCATTTACGGCCCCGTCACCCGCGTCGCCCCATGCCGCAACAACATCGCTTTGAGCTCGTTGGTGATCTTCCGTTTCGCAAAGCCGACCGTGCGCGCGAAGATATGCGTCGGTGGGGTCTTGCCCCACATCTTCCCAGTCGAATGCGGGACGCCGGACTCTTCGGTGTAGTGCCTGGCCTGCGAGCCGTTATCGAACAGCCACGCGAGCGGCGATCCGCTGCGCAATACCAAGCCCGTGGTCATCTGACCCGCCACTTTCAGCGGGGAGATGATGAGCCGCCGACGCAGCGTGCCGGTCAATTGATGCGCCCCGTAGACACGCGCGATCGTGACGAAGGCCCCATTCACGACCCCCTCGATCGTCTTCGCCGCTTCCCCGCGACAGTCTTCGGGCAACTTCGCGAGCTGGTCGCGATATTCCTTAAGCCCGTCCCACCGGAACGTACTAGCGGATCGCGCCATGGCTAGGCCGAGGTGCCGATGATGACCACGTCGTAGGTGACGCCGGTACCGGCGCCGCTGTTCGTCAACGTGATCAGATCCCCGGTCGCCGGGGTGACCGTGATCCCCGTGCCCGGCCCGAACCACGCGAACGTATAACCCGGCGGGATGATGATCCCGTCGCTGATGGCCAGGAAGAGCGGGACGCCCGTCGCGCCCGCCGGCCGACTCAGATTCACGGTGTTGGTGTTCGCCGCCGCCGCCTTGATGATCAGCGCCTTCAGCTTGACGAAGGTGATCAGCGCCCCGAAGGCATCGGTGAGGACGCCGGCGAGATCGAGATCTTCCGTCGCGCTGATCCCCAGCGTGCGGGTATCGGTGAACACCCGATCCGCTTGGTTGGCGGCCGTCCCGCTGGCCATCGTGAAATTGCTACTGAGCGAAAACGGTAGCGAGGCCGTGCCGAGATCGAGCGCGGCGGTGTGATTCCCGCTGACCGTGAAATTGAACGTCGTCGTCAATGGCATATCGTTTATCCTTTTCTTCGGTCACTACTTCCATAGCGACGAGTTCCAGCGCATCGTGCTCGCCATCAGATCGCCTCGACCATGAGGACTCTGGCCGTGATGTCGCCGACCGCCGTCGGCGCGGTGCCCGTGACTTTGATCAGCACCGTTCCGGACAACGTCTCGGCCGGCGTCGTGCCAGCACCAGGCGTCCAGATCGCGATCCCCGACATCGCTTGATCCGCAGAGCCCATCTGGGTCGCTGCGCCGGTGCGCCACACCCAGCCATTCATGGCCCAGACGGACGCGCCCGTCCCCGACAAGACGGCGATCGCGGTGGCCCCGAAGTAGAGCCGGATCGTCTTGGTGTTGCCATTCGCGGCCAGGACGCCGCGCGTGGTGAAGCGCACGCCGCGGCCATTCACCGCCAGTGCCCCGGCCGGCAGCGTGTAGGACATCAGCGTCTCTTCGGTCAGGATCGTCGTCGAGGCCGGGACGACGTTTGTAAACAGCGTCCGACTCGCCAGCGGATCCACCCACGCCGCACCCGTTGCACTCGCCGCGGATCGCGTGATGACTTCCCCGTCATTCCCGCCCGTGAACAATCGCGCGGCATTCCATCCGTTCGGGCCGAGCTTCGACGCATCCCCCGTATCGGTGGCCCCGCTTTGAAACGCCGGTTTGACGAGGACGTCGGCCATCTATTGCATCCAGCCCGGCTGCGTCCACGACGTATCGACGGCCACCGGGGCGTCGAGCAACTCCACCGCGGTGCAGATCGTTTCGATGTGACGTTCCTCCGGATCCGCCACCCCGACCACCGAAAACGCCCGCGTCCCAAACATCAGCCGCGTCGCCACGGTGATCTGCGGGTGGTAGTTGCCGCGGACAATGTGCGAGGCGGTCGAGATCACCGTGCCCCCGGCGATGCGTTCCAGATCCCGGGCGGTCGCCGGTTGAATCGAGCAGCGCCACGTCGAGGGGACGAGGTTCGTCCAGCTCACGGTGAACCCGCCGTCCCCATCCGCCGTCGGGGCGCCTGGGCCTTGCACGGTCACCACATGCCGGTGCGTCCCGACCGCGCTCCGTAGTCTCATGCGAGCGCCGGATTTCTCGCCCGCACGAGCAGGCGTTCAATCGCTTGCCAGGTCTTCTCAGTGCCCTCGGCCGTATCATCGCCGCGGTGTTCGTAGAGGTCCGTGAGCAGGAGCAGAATGGACGCGGACACCCACGCTGGCGCCGTCGCGGGGGACACCCACGACGCACTCGCGGACTCGGCGAGATAGTTCAGGATCACCGCTTCGGCCTGATCCAGTTTTAGTTGGATGTCGGTGTCGTCCGTAGTCACCGTGACTCTCAGGTGCGCCTTGGCTGTGATTAGGGTGACGAGGACGGCGGCCATCTACTTTGCGTCCTTACCCTTGTCGCCCTTACGCACCATCATCGTCCAGGCGTCTTGCCCGTTCTGGCCGCGGAATTCCACTGTGCCGTCAGCGTTCTTCGTCATCGGCGCCACCAGATCAGGCTTGATCGATGTCGCTGTGTGGCAGTGCCACGTGGACCCGCCCCATGTCACGACGTCACCAGGGTTGTAGACTTTGCCTTGGGTATAGATCCCGCGATAAATCATCGCCGGGAGCGTCACGGTGAATTCCTTGACCGTGTCGCCCTTCAGAAAGCGCAGCGTCAGCGCGCGTTCCCCGTCGTGCAGCACCGAGAGATCGTCGAACCCGAGGCCGTCGGCGCCCTTGCTCCCGTCGATGCCGGGATGCCCTGGCACGCCTGGTAGACCATCGCGCCCCGGCTCCCCTTGCTTACCGGGCGGCCCTGGCTCGCCGCGGTCCCCCTTCGCCAGCGTTTCCAGTTCGGTCACGCGAGCGGAGAGGGCCCCGACATACTCCCGCAGCACCGGGGCCATCGCTTTGGCGACGAGGACGAGATCAGCCTGGGTCATACGATCACCCCGAGCAGGAGGAGCTCGTCGTCTTCGGTTTGCAGCGTGGTCCAGGCACGGTCGATCGCATCGGGCGCCGTGGCACAGCCGTCAGGGGGGGGCCCCACCGGCTGACGATCCCCGACGCACGGGATCGACCGTGTCTCAAGGACAACCGGCGTATACAGGAGGACGGGCAGGACGTGGACATCGAACGCCGCGGCCTTCCCGACGATGACGCCAGAGGACGCGCCGGCCGGAGCCGTCTCGACATCCGCCGACGCCGCCGGATACCCGACGGACGCCGCGGTCACGCCGCCGAGCGCGGCCGCACGGGCATCACCAGAGGCGCGCGCCTGGCCGACGGTCGCCACCGTCTCGACGCCGAACGGGAAGACGGTGACGCTGACCCGGAGCTCGCCCGGTTGGCGCCTGACGCGTCCCCACGATCCGACGCCGCCGCTTTCCACGACGGAGCCGTCCGAGGCCGTGGCCGTGCCGACGGAGGCGACCATTGCGACCCCGAGCGGTGAGGCCAGCCCGTCCGCCGGGCCTCCGTCCGCGATCGCCGTGCCTACAGATGCGACGACGGCGACGCCGACCGGCCCCATGACGGCGCTCCCAGCACCGGACGCACTGCCGACTGACGCCGCCGTCGACACGCCGGAGGGACTGGCGAACGCGGTCCCGGTCGCGGTGGCACTCCCGACTGAGGCGAGCGTCGACACCCCCGCAGGCGCGGCCAGGGCATCCCCGGTGGCCGTCGGCGTCCCCACCGAGGCGAGCGCCGACACGCCGATGGCGAGCGCCACCGCGTCGACCATCACCACGTCGAGCCCTTGCGGGATGACGCGGAACAGCTTCCGGGTGAAACTCTCGCCGCCGGGGCTGATGCGGATGGCCATCAGTTCAAGCTCTGCCAGATCGCGAAGTGGGGAATCACCGACGGCGCGACCGAGAAGGTCACGCCGATCCAGAGGCCAGACGCGACCGTCGTATCCACCGACACGCTCGCCGTGGACGATACGCAGACCGTCGTCGCGCTCGAGGCCGTGCCCACCGCGCCGCCCGACGTCCAGATGCCGTGCCCGGTGGCCGTGGAATTCGCGCCAGCGGCGACACCAATCGTTCGAAACTGCAGCCAGTATTCGAAAACGAACGGCGCGAGGGTGATGCTCGCGACGTAGTTCTGCGTCGGACTGGCGCCGAGCGCCACGCCGCCAATGACGAGCCCGTAGCGCGGCGTGATGATGAGCGTCCCGGCCGTGCCAGTCGTGCACGTCCCGCCGACCGTGAGCTTGTAGACCTTGCCGGCCCGCGGTTCCATCGCCGGGATCTGCGTGAAGAGCGTCGGCACTAACACCGTTTCCGTCGTCGCGGTGATCGTCGGGAGCGCCGCACTCGGCGGATCGAGCGTCAGGTCCGCGACATACTGGCGACTCATGCGATCCTCACCAGGCCCGCGGCCGCCGTCGCCGCCGGGAAGGTCACCGTGAACGTGCCCGCCGTCGCCGTGATGTCGGCCCCGAAGTCTAAGACGGCCACCGCTTTGTTACTGCGGCTCGAGTTGTGGATGAGCCCGCCGCGCGCCGTGCCGGTAAACGTCGTCGCCGTCGGGTCCGTCGTCCAGTCGAGGATCGCGGTATCGGTATCCAGCGTCACCGTGAACCCGACGAGCGTGATCCCACCGGCCGCATAGCTCCCCGAGTTGGCGACTTCATTGGTCGCGCTGTAGACCGTCGTGGCTTTCGACAGCGTCGCCGCCGACGTGTAGAGCGCCAGCTTGTAGACATCGGCCGCGGTGTGCGGCGTCATCGCTAGGAGTTCCTGCTTAAAGCTGTTGCACACGGCCGCGGTGATGGCCACTAGATCGTCTCCTCCGTCACGCGCAGGACGCGTCCGTCCGGCATCTCAATCCGCTTCTGCAGGCGCGTCGGGGTCAGGTCCGCCAGTTCCTTCCGCAACAGCGCGGTGAAACTCGCCGCGGCCATGGCTTCGTCCGCTGGGGGGGGCTGCGCTGGCGGGGTCTGCGCCGGCGTCGGCTTCGCAAACGGATCATTCGCGTCACGCTCCGCGAGCGCGGCAATCGAATAGTTTTGTTGCTGCGAGAGCGGCGACTCCCCGCCCTTGACTGGGCCCATGCCGTAATACTTTTTGCGGACTTCGTTGAACGACAACCCGCTGGTGACGCCGGACTGGGCCGCCGCCGTGCGTGTCGCCGTGTCCATCCAGATCAGATCATCGATGTCGAACTCGGTCCCGAACGGCTTGGGCAGCTCCAGCCCTTCGTCGTGCGCCTTCTCGAAATTCGTGGTGAGCGATTGGATGCACTGACTGTGGTATTTCAGGATCAGCGATTCCCACGAATACGGGGGCGCGGGGCCGATGTCGACGAGATAGGGCGGGACGCCGAACGCGCTGCACACCTGCTCCGCGGTCATCCGCAACTGTTCCACCAGTTGCGAGTCGACCGCGTTCATGGCCAACTGGTTGAACTTGAGCTCCCCGCCCAATACCGCGATCTTGCCGTAATTGTTGCCGCTGAACTGCGTCTGCCACCGCGCCTGGATCGCTTCGGCTTGCGTGTTCGTGATGCCGAGCGGGGCGGTGAGAATCGCCGCGGGCTGCGAGCCGTTGGTGAAGAACTTTTCAGAGTTCGCCTGGATGCTCAGCCCTTGCACGGCGGCTGTCCCGCACGCGTAGATCGGACTGACCCCGATCAACGGATGATACGGCGCGATCATCGTGTCGTGAATGATCTCGCGCGACGGGACGATGACCGTTTCCTCTGGCAACCGCGAGAGCGGATCGCGTTTCAGTTCGTAGTAGATGGCGCCGTCCGGCGTGACGAGGGGCGTCACGCGGGTCGGGTCGAGCACGTAGAGCGCCGTCACCACGCCGCGTTGGTCGCGCGCTTTCAGCACGTAGGCGTTGCCGTGGAGGAGCTTCGACCCGATGTACTGCTCGACGTACTTGTTGATGGTCTGATACGCGTTCGGTTTGCGCAGCACCGGCGAGAAGGCCGGTGACTCCGTCTCGCTCCAGATCCCGTGGCGGTCCTGTTCCACCAACCGCAGGCACAGCTTGCCGATGTCGGTCGTGATGAGCCGGTAGCACGCATAGACCGCGAAGTAACTGAGCGCCGAGCTGGTGCTGATTTCGACGTTGCGCTGCCACGCCCCGGTAAACGGCTCTCTCACAACGGGCCACCACGACCCGCTGGTGCTCAACGGGTTCAACTGGAGCCCTTTGGTCCGTAGTTCAATGTGCCGTCCGAACACTGTCAGTGAGATGTTCACGTCGCCCTCGCAGGGATACCTAGTGGTATACTCACTTGGTGGCAACGCAGATCCTTAAGATGCTGACTGACGGCAGCGGCGCCCTGACCGATGAGGCTTACGATTTGATGGAAGCCGACACCAGAACGGCCCTCGTTTCCTTGTTTGTGCGGCCAGAATGCGAGTTGGTGTTCAGCAAGGCGGCGGCTGAAAACAACTACGCTGCCGAGGATCGTTTCCTGTATCTCGGATCGCATCAATGCTGCGAGCGGGCCGTTGATGAACCTGACTCCGTCTACGTTGAGTTGTGGGCGTGGATAGACGAGGACAGCGGGAGCGACTTCGTTACGTGGAACATTTCGACCGTAGACGAGGGTAGTCAGCATCCAATTTACTACTGCCCGTTTTGCGGAGTAGATCTCCGAGCGGAGACGCTGATTGACGAAGCAGATGATCTCTTTCACGGACCCACAACGAAAGTTCCTGATCCGTGAAGCCGCCCGGCTCGGTATCTCTATCGCTGAACTCGTGCGGCGAATCATCGACCGCCACATCGAGCACGCGAAGTGAGGAAGCGACGCGACTACAAGGCGTATGAGGCGACCCATCGCGTCGAGCGACGCGCGAAGAATGTCGCCTACCATCAGACTCACCGCGCCGAGATCCTGGCGCGGTCGAGAGCACGCTACGCGGTCAAACGCGCAGCCGACTTGGCAAGGAAAGCGGCACGCCGCAAGGCGAACCCAGAGGAAGGCCGAACGTATCGTCTGGAGTACTACTACACGATGCCGCCAGCCGAACGGCAACAACGGACGAAGGCGTACAACATCAAATACGCGGACAAACGCCGCGCTTGGCGCGAACAGAACAAAGAACGGCTGGCGAAGCAGGCTGCCGAGTGGACCCGCAAGAATAGTGGCGTCAAGCAGGCGGCGAAGGCCCGCCGATTGGCCGCCAAGATCCAGGCAACGCCTATATGGGCGGACCTGACCGCGATCGCCGCGATCTACACAGACGCCGCTCGCCTGACGCGCGAGACCGGGATCCCGCACGAGGTCGATCACGTCGTGCCGTTGCGCAGCCCGCTCGTCTGTGGTCTGCATATCGCTTGTAACTTGCAAATCCTCACGAAGACGGAAAATCGTCGCAAACACAATCGGTTTCAAGCCGCCGCCTGAACCGCGCGTTACTTCTTTTTGCTGTCCTTGGTGGTGTCCTTGGCCGGCGGTTTCGGATCGGCCGGGAAGCCTTTCCCCTGCACCTGAATCGTCGCCACGTCGCCATCGTCGGCTTCGTAGGTATCCCCCACCTCGTAGTCCTTGCCGTGGTAGCTGTGGGCCTGGACCGCTTTCATCGTGACGGTCTTCGGTTTCTCGGCGGTCTCGTCCTTCTCGTCCTTCGCCATGCCGTCTCCTTTACACCGTGCCGTAGATCAACTGGACGCCGTCCGGATGGGGAGGCGTCGACTGGTAGCGCGTGAACTGATAGCCACCCGCCTGCTCGAATTCATCCCAGGCGGCTTTCACTCCTGGAAACGCCCGATTGCCGTAGTCATCCCCCAACAGCAGCCCACCGGGGCGCATCTTCGGCGCCCACGCCCGGAGGTCGGCGCGGACGGCCTCGTAGCTGTGCGCCGCGTCGACGTAGAGATACTCAATGGGGGCGGTCCACCACTGAGCCGCCTCACCGGTTGTCGCCGGAATCAATCGGACGTTCGCGCCGACGCCCGCGTCGAGGATGTTTCTGGCACAGGCCACCAGCATCCACGGCGGCTGCGGCACCTGCGGATGGCCCGACAGATCGCCGGCCCAGGTATCGACACAGGTCAACGTCCCGCCCCAGCGGCGAATGGCCCGCGCGACGGGAATCGCGGACGCGCCGAGCCAGGTGCCGAGCTCCACGCACACGGTGGGCTGATGCTGTTCGACCAGCTCGAGGATCGTCGGGCCGTGATGAAACCAACCCGGCACCGCCGCCGGATGATCCAACAGCGCGGTCTTCACCGCTCGACCTTCGTATAGCCGCGCTTCAACAGTTCCGCAATCAGCGTGGCGTCCTCCACCACGAGAAACTTGGCCGTGCCCGCGAACCCGGTGGAGGCCGGCGGCTTCAGTTCCACGACGGCCTGTTCAGACTGGGACGGCTTCGGCTTCGAGTCGGTACGTGTGTTGCCCAATGTGCCCCACTGTTTTCGAGAGGTCGTGATCGATGTAGACCGTGTGGCCGGCGCGTCCGAGCCCCCGGCAGAACATGACGTCCTCGCCCACGTCGCCGCCGAGTTCGTTCAACCCATGCCGGAACCACGGCCGCCCCAGTCCCGCGACGACATCCGTCCGCATCAGCATCGCGCCCAGGCCGACATACTCGACGGCCTCAAGCCCGGTGCTCTCCGCACGCGTCGGCACCCGCTGCCCGTCTCGTGACGCCGTGAACAGCCCGGAGTCCTGGCGCACCAGGTAGTTGCACGCCACGATCGGTGTGTCGTGCATGTAGAGCAGGACCGCGGTTTCCCGTGGAACACTCATGTCACTGTCGAGCCAGAGCACATGCGTCGCGCCTTGTTTCAGTGCCGCCTCAAGGAACAATTCGCGCCCGACGTGAATGTAGGTCGACGCAATCCAGCCGATCGTGACGTCCGAACCCCACGGCCCCCGTTCGCGGGTGTAGGCGTAGAGCTGCGCGACATCGACAGCGAAGGCGGCCGGCACCGAATCCCGTGTCGGGCCGCCAATCGCCAGTCTCATAGGTCCGCCGCCGTCCCGATCAGCGTGATCGTCCGCGTGGCCCCAGACGCCTCCAGGTAGCGCGTCGTGTTCGTCGTCACATCCGCGAGGGCCAGCGCCTCGGTGTCTGCTCGCACGCTGACCGGTTCGTAGGCCGTCGTGACCCCGGCGATCGGGGCCACGCCGTCCGGATACGTGTAGGTCACGCGGAACAGATACCGCTGCATCGACTACGTGCCGTTGTAGACCGCCGCCGTCGTGATGTAGGTGACCGCCGCGGTGCGCGCCCGAATCCAGGTGATGAACCGCTCGGCCTTCAAGCCGATCAGGTTGCGCTGCCAGAGCGAGAGATAGACGGTCGTCGCGTCCACGGTGTCGGTCGGCGCTGAGTCCATCTGCACGCTCGCCTCGCGCGAGACGTCGATCCGCACGCCGCCTTCGTCCGCGTAGAGAATCGACGGCGCATGCACGAGGATCACACGGAGGCCGACGTTGTTGCTGACGATGACCGGGATGCCGAACAGCTTCCCCCCGTCCGTCCCGAACCCGGGGAACAACGGCTGCCCGAGCGCGTTGATGGAGATGCCCAGGCCAAAGGCGTTGGCTTCGTTCATCAGCCAGACGGATCCCTCGAGCGGGATGTTGGCGGCGGCAAAGACGCCGATGCGGCTCGACAGATCCACCTTGGCCGCCGCGCCGGTGACGCCCGACGAGGCAATCGTGGCCGCGCCGTTCGTGATCGAGGCCGGCGAGACGTTCGCCACGACCGCCACGGCGGGATCGACGAGCTGCGTATCGAGGAACGCGCCCATGCCCGCGATCATCTCCTCGCGCACGAGCCCTTCCGCCGACGGCGACGAGAGCATGGCGAGTTCTTCGCTGATCACGATGATGCCGGCCGCCTTCGCGAACGGCACCGTGACCGTGGCGTAGTCGGCTTTCGTGACCGGTTTGGGTTTGTTCTGCCCCACCCAGCCATACACGCCCCCGGTCGTCTGCGTCGGGACAGAGACGTTGAACGGCACTTGACGGAGACCGGGGATCCGCCCGATGAGGGTCCGCGGCCGCAGCAGTTCGAGGAATTCGTTGAGCGGCTGCGTGACGACGAGTGGCCCCGCCCACGTCGCATCGGTGGTGGTGCCGGCGGCCACGGCGGCTTTCGTCTGCCACATGTGCTCGATCATCGGCCCGACTTCGGGCGTCGAGTCCGCCCACTGCTTGGCGAAGTGCATCGTCTTGTAGGAATCGCCGTGGCCGGCGGCCATCGCCATGCACATCCGGGCGAAGGCGGTCCCCTTCGGGACGTTGGCCTTGACGGTGATGACCGGGACGGATCCGCCGCGCAGCTCGGAGGCGGTGATCTGGCTGTGTGTGGTGGTGGTGATCGGGGTCGCTTTGATCAGGTTCAGTTTTTCCTGCTCGCGGAGACGGACCAGGTGCGCGTCAACGCTCTTGAGCTCGAGCGCGAGGCCGTCGTATTCCTCGGTCTGCGCGTCGTCGAGCGTCGAGTTGGTCTCGGCGGCTTTCGTCATCAGGTCCGACATGCGCGCGGCTTTCGCGGCGCGGGTGTTCTCGAATTGGGTGATCTGTTCAGGGGTAGTCATGGCTTTCGCGGCCTTCACCGCAGAGACGACAGGCAAGCCCGTGACGCCGGGCGAATGACGGCCGGACGCGGCCAGGTCGAGCGATTTGATCGTGTGGATCGTACAGGCGGCGTTCGCCGGCACCGTCACGAGCGACAGTTCCATGACTTCCGTTTTCAGGAAGCGGAACCCGCCCGTCTCTTTGTTGAAGCTTTCTTCGAGCGCGCGGAAGCCGATGGAGACGCCGGAGACGAGCCCCGCTTTGACGCTCTGCCAGGCTTCGTCGACGCGGTCGCGGAGGATGCCGGGTTCGTCTATGGTCGGGAGCGTCGCGGTGAACGCGATCCCGTCCTTGGTCGGTTTCTTGAACGTGGTGATCCCGACAGGCTTTTTGGCGTCGTGAAACAGCAGGAGCGGGAGCGGATTTTTGAACGAGACCCCGAGCGGTTCAATGACATCACCGACGCGGTCGGGTTCCGGGGTGGTGGCAATGCCTGAGATCGTGCGACGCGCATCGTCAACGGCTTTGACGTGGAGGAGGGCATAGGCACGGTGCACGGTGCCTATCACCTTGTGACAGATCAGGTCACACGGGATTGATTCAGTAGGAAAAACTCCGCTGTCGATAGACCGGCGGCCACGACGGTTCCGGACTGCGGTCAAAGTCCGCGATACCATAGGTGGGTTTCGTCACGTCTGCCGTCTCGTTCCTCCACACCGACGCCGTCGACCGTGGGATCGGGACGCGAATCGTCGGCCACAGTTCGGGGACGTCGTATTCGCGGACGTGTCCGGAGAGATCGATCAGCAGCACCGTCATGGTCGCGGCGGCAGCTTCAAGAGCAAGAGCTGGCGGATGGTTTTGGAGATGCTCTGCTCTTCTTTCGCAGCGAGTTTGATCAGGCGATCGTGGGCACTGGCGGGGAGCCAGACGGAGACAGACGAGCACGGGTCCGCGACCCGCGTCGAGCCCGGGGGCCGACCGGGCGGGCGCTTCATGCAGCCTTTTGGATAAAGGACAAATTCACCGGAGTTCTGGCGCCGCAACTGCACCGCATGGTCACAAGACGTGTACCGACAAAATGGACGATGATCGTAACCACACAAAAGCAAAATTTCTTACAGGATGGGCAATCGAAGCTGAGAGGGTAATCTGCTGGATGCTCAAGGGTCACAAATTCAACCGGGATGTTTACAGGGATAACCGGCGTGGTTCTATTACGCTCTGACTGAAGTATGCGATCGATCGCTGCCATGAGTTCGGGTGTTTTCCGAAACCATTCGCCGCGATGCCGAAACACAGCAAACTGCTGATGCAGGTGGCGATCGTCTCGGCCTTCTGGAACAACGATTGTGCCGATCAGTTTGAACTTGTCAGGATTGCCGGTTTCAAATTCCTTCATGCGCTCGCGCACGTCGCGCGTCGTGAACCCGATCTTGACGAAGTTCCTGCACTCGACAAAGTACACCAGCCGTTTGCCTGTAGCTGCTAGGCGGCCATCGTCGTCGTAACCCCAGAATGACAACTGCCCGGTCATCATCGACCTCCTACATGGACACTCGGATCATCCTCGTCGAGCGGAGGACGGCCGGGGGTGCGCTTCACATCACAGCCTTAGCAATAGCCGCATCCAGTTGAGCAATCGCGGCGGCGGCCTCACCGCGACGGCGCAACCAACTTTGACGACGACGTTGGAGACGGTCAATGACCCACTGCGGATCTGCCGACTTCTTGACGTACACAGGCTTTGGCGGATGAGCGCCTCCGTGTCGGAAACAAAACAGATCGCCGGGCGCGACGCGTTGGCTGCACCGCTTCCATTTCTTCGATGATCCCCAATGGATCGCCGCCGCGCACGCGTCGCGCTTAGTCAGCGTGCTCAGTTTCTGCTCGACCCACGCCGCCGCCGCCGCCTTGGGATCCTTCGCGGTGTTCCAGTGTTCAGGTC